TCGTCCGACCTCATGGAGAAGGCGAGAATCAAGCTCGACGAAGCCTTCCTCGACGGTATCGGCTCGGAGTTCACCCCGCGCGGACTGTCTCACACGTCCGGCGTTCAGACTTACACGGGCAATTCGGGCGCGCTTGACGTGTCAACGCCCCTCAAGATGTTCGCGCTTCTCGAGAACGCGAACGTCCCGTTCAACGATGTCAAGTGGCTTTTGAACCCAATCGGCAAGTCATGGCTTGCTTCGCAGAAATTCGCGTCGGGCCCGTTCGCATGGGCAAACGAGATTGCGACGAGGAAACAGCTCAACGGATACGACATTATCACGTCGTCAACCGTCGGATATCACCCCGATGCGTCCACGCCCGCGAACTCCACGGCGGACTTTTGGCTCGGTGACTTCTCGCAGTTCGTTTGGGGCGTTGGATACGACATATCAATCGAGATGTCGCGCGAAGGAACTTACGTCGACGATGCGGGGCAGACTGTTTCGGCGTTCCAGCGCGATTTGACCATCATGCGCCTTATTACGGAGCATGACTTCGCGTGCAGGCATCCGGAAGCGTTCGTCAAGGCGACGTTGACCGAGATGTGACATGGAGGGGGACGGGGTGCGCCTTGTCCCCTTTTTCGGGGCAAAAAACCAAGGAGATTGAAAATGATTCGCAGTAAGTTTCTTCAGCAGATTAAGTATCAGAAAACGGCGGGCACGGCTTTCGCGAAGGGCGGTGCGGGAAGCGCGCTCATAATCGCAATCGGCGGTACATCATCGACCGCAATCAAGCTTCAGCATAGCGACACGGCAAGCGGGACGTTCACGGATTTCCGCGAAATCGTATCGGCAACGGACGCGGGAAGCGACACCGACGTCGGCGTACAGGTGGATATCGAGGGGGCGAAAGAGTACCTCAAGGTAACGGGCGCCACAACGGCGGTCGCCGTTCTCGGAGATTTCGGGGAAGATGCCCCCGATTCGTCCGTGGTTCTTTGACACAACGCCCCGAAAGGGGCATGAGGTGAGAAGATGTATTCGATACTGATTAAGAAGAGCGCGAAGGCGTACGAGTACGCGCTGAACGACGACGGCACGGTATACGCGGGAAATTCCGAGACGACACAGGCAAAAGTGCTTGAGCTTCTCGGGACTTATCCGCGCGGTTCCGTCGTCGTGGTGCATAACGTGACGCTGACGCTTTCGCTCGAGCTTTCGGACGTGACGGAGTGACTGTATGATGTTGTGCGATTTTGACGAGCTGAAGGTGTTTCTCGGAATTTCCGACGATTCTCAAGACGGCATGTTGTCCATACTTGCCCGCCGTTGTTCGGCGATGATTGAGGATTACGTCGGATATTCCTTCGCGCGCCGTACATACCGCGAATCGCACAGCGTCAACAACATGCAGTTGCTACAGCTGAATCACTTCCCGATACAGGGCGTTTCTTTCGCGCGCATTTTCGGGGCTGACGTCGATTTTCGGATTCTCCCCGAATACGCCGAAACGGGCTTGCTGTATCGCGGGAACGGATGGAGCGGGAACGTCTACACGCGCGGGATGAATTATGATGTAGTTTCGGGTGAGTATGACATAGAAGTAGAGTATACGGCGGGATATTACTTGCCGTCGGATGTGGGATATGTGGACGGCGCCCCGAACAGCTTGCCGTATGTGATACAGAGCGCGTGCATGGAAGCCGTGGCGGAATCATACAACGTCCGCATGGCGGGCGCCGAGGGGATAAAGTCGCATTCCGAGGGCGGAATCTCCACGACGTTCGCGGATTCCGATTCGGGCGGTGCGGGATTGTCCGCGCGTGTCCGCGGAATTTTGGAAAGTTTCCGCGCCGTGGGGGTGGCATGATGGTTCGGTTTCACAACGCGCGTTTGTCCGTTGCGGTACAGTCCGTGACCAAGCGCAAGGACGGCGTAAAAGTCAAGGCTTACGACTTCGACAATCCGATTTTTTCGGGGCTTGCCGACATACAGCCGAACACGTTGACGACGGCACAAATCGAGCTTTTCGGGATTTCGGCGAAGAACGCGCTGACAAAAAAGTGCTTTGTCAACAAGCCGTTCCCGCCGTTCCCGATTGACGCGCGGTGCAAGGTGGAGGATTCCGAGGGCGTGAAGGTGTATTCCATCGCCCCCGTCAACATATGGCGTGACCACGCGGAATTCCTTCTCATTCCGATTGAAAACGAGGGTGCGTATGGTAGGGCTTGACAGGATGATTAAGGACATGAAAAAACTTTCCGCCGAAACCCGCGGGAAGGTCGAGGAAGTCTTCACGGCGCACGTGTCCGCGCTTCATGCGGATATCGTGGACAACATGACCAACACGCAGACGAATCCCGATGTCGCATACTTCAAGCACAACAAAAGGATTCTGCACCATCCGTCGCTTCCATACAACGCGCCCGCAGTCGATACGGGTGCGCTTCGCCGTTCCATCTCCAAGAAGGTGGAATCGGACGCCTACAGCGTATCGGCGGAAATCGGCTCGACGCTCAACAATCCGCCGTATCCCGTGTATCTTGAATACGGGACGACGCGCATGGCGCCGCGCCCGTGGCTTGCGCCCGCGGTGAGGGCGAGGGAATCGGAACTCAACGAAAAATTGCGGGGGGTTCTCGATGTATGACGTGAAGGAACGGCTCGCGGGAATCCTCACGGATTTCTCGTGCGTCGATGATGACAGCGTGTTTTCGGCATATCCCGATACCGTGGAAAATTTCCCGTGCATAGTCTTCGAGGAATCCGAGCAGTCGGACGGCGACTACAGGGACAACGGCGCGGGCGGTTGCAACACGTTTGCCGTCGTGCATGTGTTCTCAAAAAAGCTGGAGGATTTTCCGACGGCTTTTGCGATAATGGACGAGGTCTACCAAAAGATGCTTGCGGATGATTGGGTGTGCATAAACAGCCGAGAGGTTGCGGACACACAGCCGGACACGGAACATCGGGTGGCGACTTTCAGACAATTTTTTTTCAAGGAGTAAAAAAATGGCAAAGGTAAACCCAACAATCGGACTTGACCATGTAGTCATAGCCCCGCTCATATCGGACGACGAAAACGGCGTCGTCTACGGTGACGTAATTGAGCTCAAAGGCGCGGTTACGGCAACCGTCAACCCGAACAGCTCGGTAGAGACGGATTTCGGCGACAATGGCGCATTCTTCGTCGTCAACAATCGCGGAATCACCGAGATGACGCTCGAGATGGTGGGCGTAGACCCCGCGATACAGGCGCAGATGCTCGGGCAGAAACGCGTGAACGGAATTACCCGTGAGACGGGAATGGATTCCTCGCCGTACTTCGCCGTCGGTTTCCGCGTGTGGGTTGGCGGAACGGATGACAACGGGAACAAAATCTACAAGCTCGTTTGGTATGCGAAGGGCAAGTTCTCCGTTCCCGAATCGGGCGCGGAGACGAAAAAAGATTCCGTGAACTTTCAGCACCCCACGATGTCGGCGCAGTTTTCGGCGACGCAGTTCATTCCGGCCGGCGAGACGGAGGGCACAATCTGTGTGCATTGCCGTACCGACGCGGACGTTTCGGCGAATACGGTCGCGCATTGGTTCGACGCGCCGATTGTCGCGCTTTCGGCGGACACGGGCGCGGTGACCGTTTCGGCTGCGCTTTCCGACGGGAACATCATCCTCACGGGCGCTAAGGTCGGCGGTGGTTCTTTCGCGTTCGCGTCCGAGACCGTGAAAATCGGCGCGTCAATCGTCCTTGCGGATTCCGCGGGCGCAAGCGTGGCGGGAACGGTCGTCTTGTCCGGAGCTTCCACGGCACCGACAATCACGATAACGCCCGCCGGTACGGTCGCAAAGGTCATCGTCACGAATCAGCTCAAAGACACGAACGGCGTAGGCGTGACGCCCGCGGTTCTTTCTTTGGCATGATTGCCGAGTATAGCTAGATGATTTATAATGCGCTTTGTGCTTTACGGAGCGCATTATTTTTTTTGGAGGATTGCAAATGAAAAAAGAATCGGAAATCGAGAACTTGACACCGCACACGGGGAAACTTTCCATCGGCGGGCGTGAGCGTGAAATCCGCTTCACGTTTTCGTCGTGGAGGGCGATTCAGAACGAGTTCGGGACGATGGCGGAATTCCTCAAGAAGTTTGAGGAAGATTTGCGCACAAAGCCGTTCTCGACGCTCCCTCATATCGTATGGCTCGGGCTGAAAGACCGTGAGGGCGTGACCGAGGGAACCGTCCTCGACGATTACGGGATGGAGTCTTTGCAGATGATTTCCGTGGAAGTTTGCAAGGCGTTGTATGGCGCGCTTCCGCAGACCGACGGCGCGGAAAGTAAAAAAAAATAAGCGCCCGCCCCGAACGTGATTCGTTTCCGTGGGGAATGATTCTTGCGGAAACGATGATGGTTCTCCATCAGCCGGAATCGTGGTTTTGGGATTCCGAGCCGCGCACGGTGCTTTTCCTTTTGGAGCGCGCGCAAGAGTATCGGCGCATAGAGCGCAAGAACAATGCGATATACAACGCGTCGTACGTGTGGGGGCATGATATCGACGACGACGACGACAGCCCCGAACCCGTCGCGGGCGTGGATTACCCCGCCGACGCGGAACTGATTGACAGACTTTTCTGACAAAAAAGGCTTGCGGGAAAAACGCAAGCCTTTTTACGTTGTGAAAATGCGGGCGGTGTGCTAGTTTTGGCATGAGGTATAATCATGGCTGACTATGTTCTTTCCGCCAAGTTTGAGGCGGTTGTCGATTCCTTCGAGAAAAATATAAATTCCGCGATAGGCGAACTCGGAAAGTTCGGAAAAAAGGCGGATGACGTGGCGAAAAGTGTCAACGAGTCCACGAAAGAGTGGGGCGTTGACTTCGAGCAGTTCTACAATAAGGGAAGCTCGATTATTTCCGATTTCGGGCTTGACCTCGACAAGTTCGCGTCGCATTTCGGCCCAAGCGGGCTTGTCGTGGGCGCAATTGTCGGAATCGGGGCGATGATTAACGAGGTCGGCGAGCAGTTCAACAAAGCGCGGGCGGTGCTTGTCAAGGGGACGGGCGCGACGGGGGAAGCCTTCAAGGAGCTTGAGGAGGATGTCCGGCAGTCGCTACGGAACGGCGTCGGCGATGATGTCGCGGTGATAGCGGAAACCATCGCGAACCTCAACACGCGCTTTGCCGTTTCGGGCGAAACCGCGCAAGAGCTGACCGACAAATTCTCGCAGTTCGCGAACGTGACGGGACAAGAGACGGCGGGAAGCGTGAACGCCGTCGCCGATGTCATGGCAAAATGGAACATCGAGCTTGACGACGCGGGCGGGCTTCTTGACCAATTGGCGATGACGGGACAGGCAACGGGCGTCTCGGTGCAAAAACTGACGGGGCTTCTTTCATCCTCGCAGACGACGCTTTCCGCTTTCGGCATGAGCGCGACGGAATCGATGTCCTTTTTGGGGACGTTGGAAAAGAACGGCGTGCAGGCTGAAAGCGCGCTTTCGGGGCTGAAAATCGCCCTCGCGAAGTTCAGCGAGGAGGGCGTGGACGCCCGCGCGGGGCTTGAGGGATTCAAGGAAGCGTTGGCGGGCGCGGGAAGCGAGACGGAACGGCTCAATATCGCGTCGGAATATTTCGGCGGGAAGAACGCGCCCGAAATGGTTAAGATTTTCGGTGAAGCGTCGGCGGGTGCGGATGACTTCGCGCGGGCGTTGGAGACGGCGGGCGGGAACGTCTCGACGATTGACGCCATGAGCAAGACGGCGTCGGACGCGCTCGGAGACCTCAAAAACATGCTTCTCGGAAACCTCGCGGGCATGGGTGGCGGTTTCAATGACATGATTCGTTCCTTGCTACAGGCAGTGCAAGAGGTCGTCTCGCGCATACAGGTATACATATCCCCAATTGCCGATACCGTGGGGGCGGTATTCCGTTTCATCGGCGAATATATCCGAATATTCATCGCGAATATGGGGACGTTGTGGGACAGGCTCGGGGGCGGTTTTTCGTCCTTTGCTACGACCTTGACGCGCATCAAGGATTTTGTCGTGTCCGCGCTTGAAACGGTGGTGCGGAACTTCCAAAATTCGTTCAATTTCATCTTCGCGATTCTTGACGGGAATTGGCGCGTCGCATGGCTTAACGTGCAGGTGTCGTTCCAAGAGGGCGTGCTGATTGTCGAGCGCGGGCTGAATGTCATCGTGTTGCATTTCCGTGACGGATTCCAAAAAATCATCGATATCGTCAACAATGCGATTGTCTTATACAACAGGCTTGCGGACAAAATCGGGACGAAACAGATAAATCCATTGGCGTCGCTTTCGTCCGCGGGATTGTCGGACACAATCGACAAGCAGAAGGCAAAAATCGAAGAACTCTACGCGGAAATTGACCGCTTGACGGGGGCAAGCGCGAAGAAGGTTGTCGGAAACCTCGGAAAGGTGAAGGACACGACGGGAACGTTCATCGCGTCCGTGAAACAGGAATCCGCGACGGCGCTTGAGAGCTTCGAGGACAATACGGCGCAATGGACGACGAAAATCCGCGCGCTCATGATAGAGACGCTCAAATCGCAGATGGACGAGACGACGAGGCGCCTGGAGGGCGAGGGGGCGACGAACGCGGAAATCCTCGAAGCGCGGAAAGGATTTCTCGACCAAATCCGCGCGTTGCAGGCCGAAGCCCTCGACGAGGAGGAACGGCAGGCGGTGGAAGGCGCGAAGGCGCGCGCGAAAAAGTACGTCGATTCGGCGAAGACGGCGAAAAATGCCGTCGACGCGGAAAAGGAGGTCAACAAAAAAGCCGAGTCCGAGATATATGAGATACGGAAATACTACTCGCAGAAACGCAAGGCGCTGATACAGGAAGACACGTACGCGGTGAAGAAGGGCGCGGAGGATGCGCTCGGAGGTTTTGCGGGCGCGATACAGAAACACGCGAAGAGCGCGGAGGAAGTCATCGATGATGTGGCGGGGATGATGACGGATACGCTTTTCACGCTCGCGGAGGACGGGATGAAGAGCGTCGGCGAAGCGCTTGTCACGGGCGCGGACGCGTGGGAGTCGTACGGCGAGACGGCGTTGGGGATGTTGTCCGACGTGTTGGAGTCCATCGGCAAGGAATTGGAAGCGTTGGCGGTGACCCATGCGCTTATGGGCGACTTTGCGGGCGCGGCGCTCGCTACGGCGGGTGCAAGCGCGGCGCTCATAGCGTCGGGCGCGGTTTCGGCGATGGCTGACAAGTACAAGAGCGCGCGGAAAGACGCGGAAAAGACGACAAAGGAGCTTGAAAAGCAGAAAAGCGTCACGGAAAAATGGGCGGACACGATGGGCGGGATAACGACCGACTATCGCACGGCATTGAGCGCGTACAAACAGGGCATGGAAACATTGTCCTATGCGTCAAGACAGAGCATAACGGCGCAGAATCGGTATCTGTCGACGCTTATGATATACAATCAAGCCGTGGCGAAACGGGACAGAGCACAGAGAGCTTATAACCAAGCGAAAAGTTTTGCAGGGCGGACGAGAAGCCGTGACAGGGACAGCGGGACAGACGCTACACGCAAGAGTGTCGGCGAACTGAATCGCGCATGGCAGGACGCGCGAAACGAAGCGGAAAGAGCACGGGGCGAGATGGAAAGCGCGAAGGCTTCGGCGGAAAGGTGGGCGGCCGAAGTACAGGGCGCGCAGAACGCCATAAACAACGCGTTTTCGTCCGCATATGAGCAAATCAGACAGGTGAACGACGAGACGCGCTCGACGGCACAAGCGACGCGGGAATTCTACGGTATAATCCTCGGAAACACGAACGCGTTCAACCTTGCCGTCGAGACGCAGGCAGGCGCGCTTGTCAACGGCTTCTCGGACGCCCTTTCCGCGCTCGACGGTATCGGCGGGGCAATCGCCGAAAGCGTTCTTTCGGGGCTTGAGGGCGGGATGAATCTTGACAATTTCCTTGTGTCGATGAAATCGACGCTGAAATCGATGGTGCTGAAAATCGTCGTGTACGGCGAATCATTCCAATCGACGCTCTCGAACCTCGGCGCGCGTATGGCAAACGCGATGGCAACCCCGCTCGGCATGACAAAAGACGTTCTTTCGGGCTTCAAAAACGAGCTTTCCGCGGTGTACCAGAACGCGAAGAACGCGACCGCGAACCTCGGACAGATTTTTGACGAGGTTTTCGGCGTGGAAGTCGAGGAAGCCGTGACGACCGCGACCGCGTCCCTTTCCGCCTTCGCGCAACAGATTCAGAATCTCAAGACGCAGATTCTCGACCTCGGAGGGGAAATCGGCTCGACGCTTGCCGACGCGCTGACCAACGGGCTGACAAAATCGGACTACATGCAGAACGTCAAAAAATGGATTCGCAATCTTATCGTGCAGATGACTGTGTTCACGGACTCGATGAAAGCTGACGTCGAAAGAATCGGGAAGATGATAGCGCAAGGCGTGGAAAACGGCTTTTCCGAGGATTCCTTGACGACAATCAAAGAACAGCTCGGAGGGATATTCGACCGCGCGGAAAAGAAAATGCAGGGCGTGGATTCGCTTCTCGACAAGGTTTTCGGCAAGGTACAGACAGAGAGCGCGACGACCGACGCGACAAGCGCGCTTCCCTCCATCATACAGTTCAAACAGGGAAACCGCAGCTATTCGGAGGGAACGCAAAGCACATGGAGCGGAAACCCGCAGGGCGCGCCGATTTTTAACGTCACCTTCGAGAATACGACGGACACGAACGTCTATGCGACGATTGAACAGCTGAAACAATACGGGCGCGAGGTTGCGTTGAACGGGATTATCTGATACAGTTTCGGCAAGGTTCAAGCATTGCCCGCCGTAGATTTTGCTTTATGCGCACGGCGGGCGTTTTTTTGCCCCGAAAGATTCAGTTTCCGTTCATACGTTGGTAGAAGTCGCAGAACTCACGGCACGGGCAATATCCCGCGCACTTGACGCTTTCGCCCTTGCGTTCCTCGGCGACAAATTCCTTTCCGAGACTTTCCGCCAAATTTTCGGCTTCATCGCGCCCCGAAAGAATCCGCGTCGCACGCTTGTTTCCCTTCTTTTTCACGGCGAATCCCGCGCCCCTCTCCCATCTTTCGGACGGCGTGCAGGGGGGGATTTCTTCGTCCGGAAGTTTCAACGCCTTCTCAATCCCGCCGATTTTCTCGCTGATGAACGCGCCGATTTTCTCAAGTTCCGATTCGGTGACGGGGAAGGCGTAGACGTACACGGGCGCGGGCGGGTAGTCCTTTTCCGTGCGCGCCTTCGTCCTTGAGTAGTCTTTAAGCAGCGCGACGAAACGGCATTCATTCACGGTTAGCCCGTTCGCGCGCATGAGATACGCGTAAATCAATCCCTGTCTTTTCCAATCATCAAAATCCTTCATGATGATTTTCCACGTGGAAGCCGTCTTCCAATCCCACACAACCCCCGCGTCCATGTCGTAAGAGTCGCATTTTCCCGTCACGGTGAACGCGCCTATTCTTGTCTCGAACGATTCCTCGACAAAATCATCCGCGCCCGCGTTCGCCTCCATGATGGCATGTACCGCCGTCCCGAAAACCGCGAAAAGCGATTCCGACGCGTCGATTTCCAATTCGTCAAAGTGGCGAAGCGTCAAGACGATTTCCTTGACGCCCTTCAAAAGCGTCGTCGCGCTGAAATGGTTCGGTTTGTTGTGCCTTTCCCTTGATACCGCGCGAACGAACGCGCTGGGCAGATTCAATTTGTTCGTAACTTTCATTTGCTCGCCCTCAAAAACGCCCTCGGATTTCTCCGAGGGCTTCGCCGTCAATCTTCTTCCGTGTAGATGATTCCCTTCGAGTGTCCTACGACGTAGGTATCAAGCTCGGGGCTGTAGGCGACCGCGCTGAACTCGCGCCATTCGGTGGCTTCCCACGGCAAGTCGTCGTCGTCAAGCTCGAACACGTGCCCGTTGCGGTTCATGTCAATCCGGCAGAACCCGTCCCCGTACTTGCATTCGCCGTAGATTTCTACGTCCCCGATTTTCGTCTCGACCTTCGCGTTTGCGGGGAACGCCTTGTCCGTTTCC